CTCCTCGACTGGGGCGGCCGAGTGCTCGGCCGGCTTCTTGGGTGCCACGTTGTCCTCCTCGATGACGAGCAGCAAGGCTCCGTCAGTCTGGGTCTTGGAGTAGAGCCCCTCCACAGCGGGGATGTCCACGAACGCGAAGCCCATGAACACAGGCCAGTACAGCGCCTCGTCGTTCGTCTCGTACATGCCGATCTCGGACGACCGAGCTCGGAAGGTTCCACGACCGATCTTGCCAGCCGCGTCGGGCTCGGTGATCTCGTAGGTCGCCAGGAGGCGGCCGGTGTTCTGATCGAACTCGAGACCCTCGATGTAGCCGATGACATCGCCGCCGCCGCCGAAGATTCCGGGGTGCCCGTCACGGACGGGGACGTTGGGCAGGATGCCACGACTCTTGAGAAGGTCGAAGTTGAAGACCATCTGCATCAGGTGTTCGGGCTCCCAGGTCATCTGCTGACCCATCGAGTCCTTGAACGTCCCGGCCTTGAACACGGCCATCTTCTCGACCACGAAACCGCCGCGAGCGGTGGTGCGAGTGACGAGGCCAGATGTCGCGTTCTCAGACCCGAAGCACGCATTGACCTTCGACATGCGAGACAAACTCGCAGGCGTAAGGCCGCGCTCGGTCAGAACGGTCACCGTGGAACTCCTCTCAGGTGCTCGGATTGAGAGATTACTTGAGCGCCTGGGGCGCTCGCAAGCATTGGATCGAGGCTACTCGCCAAGGTCTACACCAGATGGTAGGGCCTCGCGACGCAAATCAACACCATCGGGCTGCCTGATTGTCACAGAGTTCCACTTGAGGCACTCGCGACACCTAATGCGAACCTTGCCACTGGTGAACACGATCTCGGTGTAGATGCGGGACTGCTTGTAGACCTTGACGTGGATGAACAGCGCTCCGCCAGCGTCGCGGCCGTACTTGGCGAGCAGCGGCCGGCGAGCGCAAGGGCAGCGGAGGTCACCTGGGCTCGACAAGCGACTCGATCTCCGTCTGGAGCATCCTCTCAAAGAGCTCCATGAAGCCATCGACTCCGGCCGCGCCGAACGCCTCGGGTCCGATGGAGATGACCTCGCGCATCCAGTCCTCGACGCGCTCGTACAGCCGCTCGGTCATCTCGTGCGCGGTCACCTTGTCGGCACCCTCGGCCACCAGGGACTGCTCGAACAGTCGGCGGTAGCCGAGGCTCGGGGCAAACGACACCCCGAACGTCCCACGGCGGAAAGCGTTCTCGACCTGCCCACGGATGCGTGCGGTGACCTGCTTGCCCGCCTTGCCAGGAGCGTCTGCGCTACGCGGCGCGTTCTTCGGCTTGTTCCGGTCGTCGCGGATACGAACCCGATCATCCTTGCCAGCAGTCGGGTCGATGGTCGGGTCCGAATCGTCAGTGTTCGGGTCGTCAACGCCAAGCGTCGGGTCCGGGTCGTCGTCCGGCTTCTGCAAGTCGCTGATGTCCTCGAGCGAGAGGCCGATGATCGAACCGAGCTGCGCGATGTCCGGCTTGATGTCGCCCTTCGAGACGAGCGCCTGAACGACGGCGCGCATCGTCTCGACGTTCTCCTTGCCCAACTGACGGAACTCCCAGGTAGCACGCGGAGCGTTCGGGCCGAAGTTGTAGTCCTTGAGACGCTTGACGACGTAGAAGTCGATGTACTCCTTCATGTCGCCGGCCAGGGCGTTGAGCATCCACAGGTACATCTGCATCTGCTGGACGCCGAGGCTGTACGAGCCGCCGCCGCTCGCGCCGCGCAGCAGCAGGAACGGCGTGAACAGGCCGAGGGTGATCTCCTCGTCGAGCCGACTGAGGTAAGCCTCGAAGTCGGCTCCACGCATCTGCGATTCGAGGTACTCGATGTCGTACAGGTAGTCGCTGTTGCCGGTGCCGCCGCCGCCGAAGTTGTCCTTGTCGGAGGGGAGCACAACCACGCCGCGCGACCGCAGTTGAGTCAGGATGTCCAGCATGGCATCGCGGCCGTTCACCGTATGGCCGCCGACCTCGATGTCGTCGTCGTAGGGCGCGCGACCGACGGGCAGCGGCTCACCGAAGCGCTCGAAGTAGCGGTTGGCGAACAGGTGGATGATGGTCGAGAAGTACCAGGGGGTGAACGCGGCACGCAGGAGCTTCTTGCCGTAGAAGTCGCCATTCTCCATCAGCAGCGAGTACCAGACGGTGTTCTCTGGCGGGATCGGCCAGTCGGGACTCGCCATGTGCTTGATGCCGTCGTAGACCTTGAACTTCGGTGGCATCCGGCCGGGCGGGGCGTAGCCCTCGACCTGCTTCCAGTTGACGCGCGACTCCTCGGGCGGCAAGTCCTTGAACTTGGAAATCACGATGCCGCCGCGACCGCTGCCGGCTTGGGGGTCGTTCTCGTACTCGATGACGATGGGCGAGTAGCCAGCCCAGTACGCCTGGGACAGCGCGCGGATCATGCGCGTCCAGACCTGCCGGATGTTCTCCTCGATGAAGTCCGAGATCTTCTCGTCATCGCACTCGATACGCCAGTCGAGGCGGTGAAGCATGAACTGCAGGACGGTCAGGGAGGCGTTGACTTGGTAGTGGTCGCGCATGACACGGAAGTCCTGCAGCGTCAGCCGACTCAGGTCAAACCCGAGTACGCCGCCGCCAGGCATCGTCGTGTAGTTGAGGCCCTCACGCCCCGCCCAGTTGCCGAAGGCTGGACCCGTCTGCGGGGCCGGGGCCTTCTTGAAGGCGTTCGAGTGGATGGGCTGACCATTCGGCCCCAGTAGCGCGCTCACAAGTCCTCCTCTGAGGCGTAGCCAGTAGGCTACTTCGTCCTGACAGGGCCGTCCCAGCGAGGTCCATCTAGCGGATTGCCGATGGTCGTCGGTGGGGCCGGAGCCGACATTCCGGCCAGGCTACCGAGTGCAGGGTGGTAAGGGCCAGCATTGGGAGTCCCCCAGGGCGAGCCGCCGTCTGTTCCGGTCGCCTCCCTGCGCTGTCGGTACTGGTCGAGCGAGGTCACGCTGCGGCGGAATGAGCGGTCCCCCATGAGGGTGTAGACGCACCCCGCCATCGCGTCCGCCACGTCCTTGCTGCCCATCGGCGGGTGATCGACCTTCTTGCCGTTGTCGCTGAGCTCTGCGAGTTCCTTGTAGGCGATCTCGACTCGAGTCGTGTCCCCACGGTTCATGTAGACGAGGTACTCAGGGAACTCGATACGGTCCTCGTAGAGCGCGTCGCGCAGGTCGTAGTACGGCAGCATCTGCTTGTCCACCGAGACGTGATCCGTCTCAAACCGGCGCTTGCGGAGTTGCTGGAACGTGTCCTGGGACTGGAACCCGTCCATCGTGACCCGCTTGATCTTGAACTTGAGTTCGTCGCGAAGGTGGTACACGAACCGGCGCACATCCGAGAGCATGATCTCGCTACCAGGCAACGCCTTCATCCGGTAGAGCAGGTCAAACACGATGTAGGGCTTCTTCTCTCCGTCGATCTCGACGATCTCGCGGACGTGGCCCATCGCGATGCCGAGCGCGTCGCCGTTGGCGCTGTACGCGAGGTCAAGGTGGACGACGCGGCGCAGGCTGTCGGTGGCCTTGAACCAGTCCTCGAACGTGCCATCGGGGAGGACCGGCGTGGTGTAGCCCTCGTTGCGGGCCTTCCAGCGGTCGCGCGCCTCCTCGACCTTGTGCGTGAGGCTGATGAACGGGTCGCCCACGGTGGGCGGGATGCCGGCGAGGTCGCGCAGCGCCTTCTCCGGGTTGATGTCAAAGTCCTTGCGGTAGAGGTTCGGCACCTCGATGAACCGCTCGGGATCGAGCAAGGCGGCGGCCTTCGGCACTTCCGACTTCTTCTTAGCGTCATACCAGAACGAGTCGCGCTCGCCGTCCTCGGTCATGAACTTGTCCCAGCCCAGCGACTCCCAGATCGTCATGCGCCGGGCATAGGCATCGTCGTCCTTGCGGTACTCCTCGTACATCTGGGCGGCGAAGCCGTCCGACTTCTTCATCTGCCCGATGATGAGGATGAACCCTCGGTCCCCGAACCGACTGGTGATGCGGGCATGGATCGTCTCGTACCCAGCCCGCGCGTAGTCGCGGTTCACGGTGACCTTGTGCGAGTCGGCCTCGTCGAGGATGCCACCCAGGATGTTGTAGCCCTCAAAGGTGGTTTCCTGGCTGTCGCCCGGCAGAATCCACACGTCCTTCTCGAACCTGATCTGGTTCTTGTAGGTCGGGTCCATCGGATGTCCGTCTCGGAACCAAGGCGAGTGCTTGATGCGGGCCACGATGTCACCGAACAGGACTTCTCGAGCCTGGCCCTCACTGGTGGACATCTGCATGAACGCGATGCGCGAGCCGGGCAGCAGATCAAAGAACCCCTGGGGGTCCTTCAGGCACAGCACCCAATGACACAGGTAGGGCAGCACAATGGACGCGATGGTGGTCTTGCCGATACCGATGCCGCCCGTCAGCATGGCCTTGGCGAACTTGGTGGGCTTTCGGCTGTTGATCTCGTCGCCCATGATGTC